AGGCAGTCACTGCAAATACTGTTTTAGCAGGAGCAGGAACAACTAGTCTTTTGAATGGGTATTTTAAGGGTATTATTACAGAAATTGGTGTTGGAAAAATTTCAACTAAACTTGTAAGTCATGTTTCTTCAGCAGGAACTGTAACTGCAGTAGATTACCAACCAAGTGGTGTTTATACTCTTGCTAATAGTGGTAGTATTGGTGTTCATACAAATGGAGTAGGAACAGGATTTACTTCAAAATCATATACTTCAGAAATTGATTGGTTTGACCAACAAGCAGTTGTTCTTTCAAATGGATCAATTTCATGGAACACAATTGCAGATAGACCATCAACATCGGCATATGCAGATTCAAGAAGTTCTAGATTTGACGAACTTCATGTAGTTATTATTGACGATAAGGGGACAGTTACTGGTAATGCAGGCACAATCCTTGAAAAGCACCTTTCACTTTCTAAGGCAAAGGATGCATCATTCTCTGTAGGAAGTCCTTCTTATTGGAGAAAGTATCTTCAAACAAATTCTTCCTACATTTATGGTGGATCTGCACCAGTAGGAATTGTAACAACAGGATTTGATATTCAAGATCAAGCAGATTTTGAACTTGCTGCGGATGTTGGTTGGGACCAAAATGCACAAAACATCATTTTTGCTGCAGTAGGTGCTCCAACTTACACCCTTGCAGGTGGTAAAAATTACGGTGGAAGTTCTAATTTAACATCTTCTGGTTCACTATTCTCTGGACTTGATGATATTATCAGTGGTTATACACTATTTGAAAATACTGAAAACTACGAAACTAGTTTTATCTTAATGGGTTCAGCAAATTATGATAAGGAAAGTGCTCAGGCACTTGCTAATAAGTGTATTCAAGTTGCCGAAACCAGACAAGATTCTATCGCATTCATTTCACCATATAGACAAGCATTCCTCAGTGATTCAACTGTTGGAACCGTTACTGTAAACAATGATGATACAATCACTGATAACATTGTGAGTTTCTATGCTCCAATTACATCCACAACTTATGGAGTATTTGATAGTGGATATAAGTACATGTATGATAGGTTTAATGATACTTTCCGTTATATCCCACTAAATGGTGATATCGCAGGAACTTGTGCAAGAAATGATATCAATCAGTTCCCATGGTTCTCACCTGCCGGTACTTCAAGAGGTACTATCCTAAATGCCGTAAAACTGGCATACAATCCTGGTAAAGTTCAAAGAGACAAACTGTACTCAAATAGAGTCAATCCAGTTATCTTCTCACCAGGTGCAGGAATCATCTTATTTGGTGATAAGACTGGATATGGTAAGGCATCGGCATTTGATAGAATTAACGTTCGTCGTCTCTTCATCTACCTTGAAGAAGCTATCTCTGCTGCTGCTAAGGATCAACTCTTTGAATTCAACGATGAAATTACAAGGACAAACTTTGTAAATATTGTTGAACCATTCCTCCGTGATGTTCAATCTAAGAGAGGAGTTTATGATTATGTTGTTATTTGTGACGAAACAAATAACACTGCTGCTGTAATTGATAGTAACGAATTTGTTGCTGACATCTACATCAAACCAGCACGTTCTATCAATTTCATCGGTCTTACCTTCATTGCCACCAGAACTGGTGTTTCCTTTGAAGAAGTAATCGGTACAGTTTAATTAACTTAGAGGTTTAAAACTATGGCAACCCGTCAACAATTAAATCCACCTCCTTTAAGGAAGATTACTGACTTCAAAAGTAAGCTGACTGGTGGTGGTGCAAGACCCAATCTCTTTGAGGTTGTTCTTTCATTCCCAGATGCTGCTGCACCAGATGCAACAGTTTTAGATAAGGCAAGATTCTTGGTCAAGGCTGCGAATCTTCCAGCATCAAACGTTGCTGCGATTGATGTTCCTTTTAGAGGAAGAACCCTCAAAGTTGCAGGAGACAGAACTTTTGATAGTTGGACTATCACTGTTATGAACGATACGGATTTCTCAATTCGTTCTGCTTTTGAAAATTGGATGAATACAATCAACAGAGTGTCTGATAATACAGGTCTTACCAATACGGCAGACTATCAGGCAGATGCATTTGTCTATCAACTGGATCGTGATGGATCCACTTTGAGAGCATATCACATGTATGATTTATTCCCAACACAAGTTTCTGCAATTGAACTGTCTTATGATAGTGGTGGAGATATTGAAAACTTTACCGTAGAACTACAAGTTCTCTGGTGGGAAGCAGTAAGAGGTACTTCTCCTGCTGCTGGTGGTGAAGATATCAACTAAATAGTTAAATAACAGACTAACTTTAATTATAATATGGCAAGACTTTTTGGTTTTTCGATTGAAGATACAGAAAAGAAATCCGCCTCTATAGTTTCCCCCGTTCCTCCCAATAACGAGGACGGGGTTGATAATTATATTGCTAGTGGATTTTATGGCCAATATGTAGATATTGAAGGTGTTTATAGAACAGAGCACGATCTAATTAAAAGATATCGTGAAATGGCACTTCACCCAGAGTGTGATGGTGCCATTGAAGATGTTGTAAATGAAGCAATCGTTAGTGATCTTTACGATTCACCGATTGAAATTGAACTATCAAACTTAAATGCCAGTGACAAATTAAAGAAACTAATTAGAGAAGAATTTAAATATATTAAAGAAATTTTAGATTTTGATAAAAAATCACACGAAATTTTTAGAAATTGGTATATTGATGGAAGACTTTATTATCTAAAAGTTATCGATACCAAAAAACCACAAGAAGGAATTAAAGAATTAAGATATATCGACCCAATGAAGATGCGATATATTCGTCAAGAAAAGAGAAAGAATAATAAAGATTATATTGATATAAAAGCAGGTGCAGATGACAGCAAGATTCTCTCACCAGAATTAGAAGAATATTTTATGTATACGGCAACACCAAACTTTCCATCCGGAATGATTGCTGGTGGTACTGGACAAAAAGGATCTGTAAAAATTGCCAAAGATTCTATTACATATTGTAGTTCTGGTCTTGTAGACAGAAACAAGGGAACTGTACTTTCTTATCTCCACAAAGCAATCAAGGCACTCAATCAACTTAGAATGATTGAGGATTCTTTGGTTATTTACAGACTATCACGTGCTCCAGAACGTAGAATTTTCTATATTGACGTTGGTAATCTTCCAAAAGTAAAGGCAGAACAATACCTCAAAGAGGTTATGTCTAGGTATAGAAATAAACTTGTATATGATGCAAACACAGGTGAAGTTCGTGATGATCGTAAGTTTATGTCTATGATGGAAGATTTCTGGTTGCCCAGAAGAGAGGGTGGTCGTGGAACCGAAATTACCACACTTCCTGGTGGGCAAAATCTTGGAGAACTTGCCGATATTGAGTATTTCCAAAAGAAACTTTATAGAGCACTTGGAGTTCCAGAATCTAGAATTGCTTCTGATGGTGGATTCAATCTGGGACGTTCATCGGAAATTTTAAGAGATGAACTGAAATTTGCCAAGTTTGTTGGACGTTTAAGAAAGCGTTTTGCAAATATGTTCAATGATATGTTGAGAACGCAATTGATTCTCAAGAACATTGTATCACCAGAAGATTGGGAAACTATTAGTGATCATATCCAATATGATTTCTTGTATGATAACCAATTTGCCGAACTCAAAGAATCGGAATTGATGAATGATCGTTTAGCAACTCTTGCTACGATTGAACCCTACATTGGTAAGTATTATTCTACCGAATATGTTCGTAAAAAAATACTTCGTCAAACTGATTCGGAAATCATTGAAATTGATGAGCAAATTGAAGATGAAATTAAGAAGGGTATTATTCCAGATCCATCACAAGTTGATCCAATTACTGGAGAACCATTACCACCAGAAGGTGCAGTTCCTCAAGAAGGTGGTGATCCAGGACTAATGGGAAATGTTCCGCAAGAACCGGATATAAATGCTGATGCACAAATAACACAGGTTCCAGAACCCAAAGGTGGCAAGATATAAATAAAGAATAGACATATATTAAAATTTTATGGAAGAACTTATCGACTTGATTGCTACTGATTCGTCAGCATCAGAAATCAGTGACAAAATTAAAGACGTTCTGTTTGCCAAGGCAGCAGAAAGAGTTGATGCTGCTCGTCCTTTAGTTGCCACATCTATGTTTGGTAATGAACCATCATACGAGGATCAAGAATAATGACAGTACATAAACCAGTTGGTCTTGGTAGTTCTATTGCAATTACTTCTGGATCTGCTACAACTTCATCTACGTTGTCAGTTCAGACTAAGGCACTAAGAGTTGTGGCAGTTTCTGCCGGAGCTTTTATTGGAATTGGAACTAGTCCAACAGCGGCAACAACAGATTATTATGTTGCTGCCGGAACCGATGCAGTTCTTGCATTAAGTCCAGCATCACAAAGAGTTTCTGGAATTACTACAGGCACTACAACAATAATTGATTTTCCAGCAGGAACAGGATCTCCATTTGTAGTTGGAGATTATGTAACTTTAACTTCTATAGGACAATCATATTACAATTTCACTCATCAACCTGTTACGGTAGTTAATTCTACAAGTGGATACAATGGATACTTTTCTACCCAAATTACTGTTTCCACAAATACTGTAGGAATTGTAACCGCATTTTCTACTGATGGTGACTTGAGAAAGTCCATAAGAGTTTCAGCATTTGGAACTGGAACAGGAGCTTTATATTATCAACAAGTTCAAATTGCAGGAGATGCATAAAAATGAAACTAATCACAGAAGAAGTATCACAGGTTAAGTTCATCACCGAAGGTAAAGGTGCCGAAAAGAAAATGTTTATTGAAGGAGTTTTCCTTCAAGGTGATATCTGTAATCGTAACGGCAGAATGTATCCAATGCAAACTCTTGCTCGTGAAGTAGCAAGATATAATGAGGCATTCGTTAATAAAGGTCGTGCTCTTGGAGAACTCGGTCACCCTGATGGTCCTACCGTCAATCTTGACCGTGTTTCTCATAAAATTGTTTGCCTTGAACAAAAAGGAAGCAATTTTATTGGTAAGGCACAACTCCTAGAAACTCCAATGGGTAAGATTGCAAAATCTCTCATTGGTGAAGGTGTTTGTCTAGGTGTTTCTTCTCGTGGTGTTGGATCATTAAAGATGACCAATGAAGGTCATAAAATTGTCGGTGAAGATTTTATGCTTGCAACCGCTGCTGATATCGTTGCTGATCCTTCTGCTCCTGATGCTTTTGTATCCGGAATTATGGAAGGTAAGGAGTGGGTTTGGGAAGGAGGAATCCTTCGTGAGCACCTTGCAACCAAAACTCAAAGAAGAATAAACACTTTAGTTGATCAAAAAAGATTAGATGAGCATAAAGTTGAATTGTTCCAAGATTTCTTAGCAAATCTTTAAATTATAAATAAATATAGATTATAACACAATCAAACAAATGTCCGTTGGTAGCAATTTACAAGAAATGGAAAACGTAGTAACCAAAGGCGCTGCTAAAGCTGAACCAATGCAAAAGTTGTCCACGGGTATTGCTCCTGGGCAAACTGCTAGTTGGGAAGACTTAGGTGGTCCTACCCCAGAGAATTACAAGGTTGATGACGATTCAGCAAAGCTGAAAGATCCTTCCGCAACTCTTTCTCAAGTCAAAGATGTCGTTAATGCTAAGGCTGCTAAAGCAGAAGCAATGAAGAAAATGGCAGAAGAGACTGAGGAAGACGAAGAGGACTTCATTGCTGAAGAGGAAGTTACCGAAGCTGCTGAAACCGAAGATGAAGGCAGTGAGGAAGATGATGCAGAAGATGCAAAAGAAGGTAAGAAGAAAAAGTCTAAGAAAGAAGATGAGGATGAAGATGAAATGAAGGAAGAGTTTGACATCGAAGAAGATGTTAATGCTCTCCTTGCTGGTGAGGAGCTTTCCGAGGAATTCCAAGAGAAAGCACGTACTATCTTTGAGGCTGCAATCAGATCTAAGGTTTCAGAAATCAAAGAAGAACTTCAAGCACAATACGAGGAGTCACTCGTAGAAGAACTTGTTGCTATTAAGGAAGAACTCACCGATAGAGTTGACGCATACCTTGAGTATGTTGCCGACGAGTGGGTTGCAGAAAATGCTCTTGCTGTTGAAGCAGGACTCAAAACTGAGATGACCGAATCATTCCTTGCTGGAATGAAGGGTCTTTTTGAAGATCATTATGTAGCAATCCCTGAAGATAGATATGATGTACTCAATACTATGGTAGAAAAACTTGATGAAATGGAAGGAAAACTCAACGAGCAAATTCAAAGAAATGTTGCTCTAAATCAAAGATTAGCTGAGTCGGTTGCTGATGTAATCTTCTCCGATGTCTGCGAAGGTCTTGCACTTTCACAGAAGGATAAACTCGCTTCTCTTGCTGAAAATGTTGAGTTTGATGGTGAAGACAACTATCGTGAGAAGCTAGTAACTTTGAGGGAATCGTATTTCCCATCTAATGCTGGTACTCAAAGAAATCATTCAGAGAATCTCTCTGAAAGTACTGAATCCGTTTATCAACCAGTATCTGGTCTGATGGAGTCATATCTTCAGACTCTGAATAGAGTTTCGAAAAAGTGATTTTTAAATCATAAACAAATCAAACTAACTTTTTAAAGAGGAAAAACAAATGCAAATGTTCAATGCAGAACATCTGCAGGAGAAGTGGGCACCT